GGGATGCACCCCGAAAGCGACACATGGCTTTTTTTATTACTAACAATTACGTTAAAACATGGCCGTTAAAAGAATTTGGAGTAGTTCTGAAAAATCCAAACACACAAGTGAACTAGAGGCGTATATGAACGCTAGAAATGAGATATTTATTAGAATATTTGATTCAAATCAAGAAAACTTTATTTGCCTTGACAAATGGGACGCTATTAAATTAGTGAAGCATATTCGGTCTGAAATTTCAAAAATTAAAGACGATGAGTAAGCAATTAGGATACACTTTTTACCCTAAAGATTGGCGTTCAAATATGAATGTTCAGGAACTTACTTTAAAAGAAAAGGGTTTTTATAGAGAGTTGATCGACGAATGTTACATTCAAAACTCAGACAAAATAACTTTAAAATGTAAGACTTTTGCACGGATTCAACAACTTAATGCCAGAAGTTTGGCGACACTTATAACAAAGTTAGACGAAAGTTTGCTCATAGTTTGCCCAAACTTTGACCAAACATTGGAAGAAGTTGAAATACTAATTCCTTCTGTATCAGCTAGGTTAGGTATAATTACTAGTGCTTCAAATGGTGGAAAAATATCAAAGGCTTTAGGCAATCAGAACGCAACGAAAAAACCAACTAAAGAGAAACTAAATATTAAAGATAAAGAGAATATAAAGGAATTTACACCCCCCAATTTTGAAGAAATCAAATCCTACTTTATCGAAAAAGGTTATTCCATACAATCAGCAAAAAAAGCCTATGATTATTACGAGGCGGCAAACTGGAAAGACTCGAAAGGTAATCAGGTTAAAAACTGGAAGCAAAAAATGATTGGAGTCTGGTTCAAAGACGAAAACAAACAAATGGCAACGGGACCAGTAAAGCGAAAGGCAAAAGGATATAATGAGCAAGGTCAGGTAATAGACCAATTTGGGGAGGTTATATCATGATCGAGGAAATAGAAAAAGCGGTACTTGGTGCGATAGTGATAGACGCTGAGGCTTTGGAGGACGTTATAAATTTATTGAGCGTTGATATTTTCGAGGACAATAAAGCCAAAACAATTATTCAAATCATTTTAGACCTTTACAAAAAAGGCGACAAGCATGATATTCTTACTATTTCTGAGGAAATCAAAAACCGAAACTTATTTCACATTGTTACGGTTATGGACGTGGCAAGTCTTACCAATGGTATAAATGGAAGTTGGCAGCTCGAAACTCATATCCGTATCCTTCACCAACGCTGGATAAGAAAAGAGATCCGAAAGTCAGGCAACGAACTACTAATTCAGGCCGACGATTACGAAATAGATTCATTGGACTTATTAGGAAAGGCCGAGACGACGTTAAACACGATAAACAATCTAATTGTCAAAGGAGAAGTAAAAAGCACCCAGAGCATAGCGAAAAACGTACTAGCAAAGAATGAGAAGATAATTCAGAACGAGAAAGGATTAAGCGGTATTCCTTCGGGCTTTGGATACTTGGACAAGGTTACTGGAGGTTGGCAAGATAGCGACTTGATTATTTTAGCAGCAAGGCCCGGAATGGGTAAGACTTCACTTGCGTTAAATCTATGGGCAAGACCTTCAATCAATCATAATATTCCAACGGCTTTCTTTAGTTTGGAAATGAGCGCAGAGCAATTATTTCAAAGGGTTATAAGTCAAGAATCAGGAATACCCTTGTCCAAAATAGCGAGAGAGGGAATCAGGGGAGAGGATTTAAAAGCGTTTGAAGATTGGGTCGATCATTTAGCAAGTCAACCTTTAAGTATTGACGACACCGGAGGAATAAGTATATCCGACTTTCATTCTAAAGCCTCGAAGCTAAAGCGAGAAAAAAACATTCGATTGATCGTGATAGATTACTTGCAGTTAATGACTTCTGGAGTCAAGAGTCATTCACAAAACCATGAAGTAGGGTTAATTAGTGGAAAGTTAAAAATGATTGCAAAGGAGTTGAATATTCCTATCATAGTATTGAGTCAGTTGAGTAGAGCCGTCGAACAAAGGGGAGGTGCAAAGAAGCCAGTATTAAGCGATTTAAGAGACTCAGGAAGCATAGAGCAAGACGCAGATATGGTAATGTTTTTATATCGACCTGAGTACTACGGAATAACCTCCGACGAAATAGGAGAAAGCACCGAAGGACTAGCTGAGTTGGAAATAGCCAAACATAGGAACGGAAGCCTCTCGACGATAGAATTAGAATTTATACCGAGTAGAACTACTTTTGAGAATAGAAAATTTTGAAAAGGGATAATAAACGAAAACTAAAAAAAAAAGAATGAACATTTTGGAAAAAGCAAATGAGATAGTTAATGAGAGAGGCGAAGAAAAAGAAAGACGATACGGGCCATTCTCAGAAAGTATGGAGAGAGCAGCCCGTATAGCGTCAGAGGTGGCTTCTAAGGAGTTTTCAGCTGAGGATTGTTATATTGTGCTGGTGGCCTTAAAGCTAAGTCGCCAGAGCTACTCACATAAAGAGGATAATTTGTTGGATGCTGTTGCCTATTTAGGGGCCCTTAACAACTATAAGAATGGTAAGTAATATTTTTGAGCAAGACTATAAGCAGCTCTTGATGAGGTGTCTATTAAATGGAGAACTTACTAATAATAGAACTGAAGATAAAACCTTCAAACTATTTAATGAAACATTAAACATTAAATTAGATAGAGGCTTTCCAATCATTACCAGCAAGAAGATATTCTTTGATAAAGGGTATGGGGAGTTCGAATGGATATTTAATGGTCATACGGATCTAGAATTTTTGCATGCTAGGAATATAAAATGGTGGGATGAGTTCGCTAAAAAAGGTAGGCTTGGCAAAGTGTATGGATACCAAGTTAGGAACTTTGGGGGCACATTTGACCAGGTTAAATACTGTATTAACGAAATAAAAAATAATTCGAGGAGGGCGGTAATATCTTTATGGAATCCAACCGAATTAAAGGAGCAAGCTCTACCATGTTGTTATACGTCCTTCAACTTTGTGCGCATAAATGACAAGTTATCTATGACAATGGACTTTAGAAGCTCTGATCTTTTTCTGGGCCTACCATATGACATAATAGTTGGAGCCTTGGTGTTATTAAATGTGGCAGAAGAGTGTGGTCTAAAGGCTGATACTTTAGGCCTGAATTTAAAAGACGCTCACATTTATGAGTCACATAAAGAAGCCGTCCTAGAATATTACAAGAGACCGATCTACGCACTACCGACTTTAAAAGGCAGGGAACTAATAAACTATAAATCTGGAAAATTAATTAAAGTTAAACTAATAAAGTAAAAATTATGAAGCTGAAAAATGAGTTTAGTCCAATAAGAGAATGGGCACACAAAAAAGGGATATACGAAAAAGGAGATATTAAAACTCAATACATTAAACTTCAAGAAGAAGCGGGAGAACTTGCTCAAGCAATAATGAAAAACGACTATAATGAGTTTGTCGATGCAATTGGGGATTGCGTGGTAGTTCTTGCAAATCTGGCCGAACTTGGGTCAAAGCATTTCAAAAAAGTTAAGGGTTCCCCAAAAAATGATATTACAATTGAGGGCTGCATAAATTCAGCTTACGATGTTATAAAAAACCGACAAGGAAAAATGGAAAATGGGACTTTTGTAAAAGAACAAGACAACAAAAAGCCTCTCCTTAAAGCGAAATTCCATAAAAGGTACTTTAATCTTCCTTGTCAGCATAAAGATATCCTTGAGACATTGAACAAAAACGATATCCAAATAGGCAATAGGATTTTCACCAATGATGATTACATGCTTTTGCAGTTGTATGCAAAGCCCTCGCTGTCAGAGGGGGGGGTAGCATATATCTATCCTAATGACATTGATAAATAAAGTGGGGAAAAAAAAATGTAAATACTGCAAGTCGGAGTTCGATCCAGCTCGACCACTCCAGCAATGTTGCTCATTTGACTGTTCGGTTGGATATGCCAAAGAGCAGCAAGAGAAGAAACGAGCAGCTTCCTGGAGGCAAAAAAAGGCCCGAATGAAAGAAGCTATTAAAAGTTTATCGAGTTATAAGAAGGATTTACAAATATTGGTTAATGAGGTAGCAAGGAGAATAGACCACGATCAAGAATGTATATCATGCGGAGCCAAAGAAGGAAAGGTAAACGGAGGACACTTTCATTCGGTTGGGTCCAATCCAGCTTTGAGGTTTAACCTTTTGAATATCTTTCGCCAGTGCGAGAAGTGCAATTCTTATCTATCTGGAAACCTTTTGAAATATGAGAAAGGACTCGAAGAAACATTTGGAGAAAGTGTCAAATATGAGATAAAGTACAAATTAGCCATTTTAAGCCCCGAACTAAAGGCGACTAAGGAAGAACTAAAGGAAGCTATTAAAAACGCAAGAAAAGCCGTTAAAAGGCTAATTAAAGAGGAAAAACGGCTATCTAACCGAGAAAGAATAGAACTAAGGCGAGAAATAAATAAAAAGTTAGGATTGTACGACTAAATTATTAATACTTAATTTTGAATCATGGAAACAACAGAAAAAGCAAAAGCAGAAATTAATAGAAGAATAAACTTTGTCTTATTTGTGGCTTTGTTCTTCACTATGTTAGCCTCGATTATCGGGTGCAAAAAAGAACCAGAGCAAAAGTGCTATGAGTGTACTACATACCTGAGTTATCAATTCGACGACGGATCGAGCAGAAGCGAAGGCTCGATAAAAGTAGAGAAGCTATGCGAGGAAAACCCGAATAACTCTCACGAGGAAAAAGGAGAATACTTCGGAAAACAAGGAGTCAAAACTACCGTAAGACGGTGTAAAACTATAAAGTAATGGGAGCGCCTAAAGGAAACGAATACTACAAGCTAAGATTCCGAGACGGAAGACTAAAGCAATACGAAACACCCGAAGAACTTTGGGAAGCTGCAACGGACTATTTTCAATACGTCGACGACAATCCTTTCGAGGTTGAAGAAATAGTAAAATACCGAGACACTCACACAAAAGACACCGTAAAGAGGCAAAGACCTTACACAATGGAGGGGCTTTATATTCACTTGGGGATAAGTCATACTGGGTTTAATTTGTATGAAGAAAGAAAAGATTTTGTTGCAATTACAACGCATATAAGGCAAATAATCAGGAACCAAAAGTTTGAAGGGGCTACTGCTGGACTCTTCCAACCAATGATTATAGCTAGAGATTTAGGTCTTAGAGACGTAAGAGACGTTAACCTCGAAACCCAAAGAAAAACAATCGAGGACTTATATCCGAAGGAACTAACTGAAGGGAATGAGGAAGATCAACCCGAACCTTAGACAAATATTCAAGAGCTACAAAGACCCTGAAAAGAACGGAGTAGTTTTAGAAGGTTCTTCCAGATCCGGTAAGACTTGGAGCGTAGTTGACTTTATACCATACTACTGCTCAAAGAACAACGGCAAGACGATTAATATAATTCGAGAGACTTATCATTCATTCAAGACTACTCTTTACCTCGATTTTAATAAACGCTTTCCTGACTTCGGATTAATTAGCCCATTTGCCGACGTTCAAGAGCGTAGTACGTTTAGACTATTTGGCAATCAGATTCATTTAATTGGAGCAGACAAGCCGAGTAAATTTATGGGTGCTGGTTGTGATATACTCTGGTTGAATGAGGCAATCCATGTAGACCAAAAGATATTCGATCAAGCAGAAATGAGGTGCAGCGAGTTCTTCATAATGGATTACAATCCAGAAGTTACAGAGCATTGGATTTACAATAGTGTAATACCTCGAAACAATGTAGACTTTTTGAGGACTACTTTTTTGGATAATCCGAGTATCCCTGAGAACCAAAAGAATAAGATATTAAGCTATGACCCTACAAACCCTGAGAACGTCGAGCAAGGAACGGCTAATCGTTACATGTGGGACGTTTTCGGACTAGGTAAACGAGCCAGAAAAGAAGGAGCAATCTATAAGAATTGGAGGTCTGGACAATGGCCCGAAGATAAAGAGTTGACTATCATTCATGGGTTGGATTGG